CACCTGGGTGAAGTCGAACTCCGCGTGTAGCGTCCTGCCGGGGAACATGGGGAGGAACTGTTCGGTGATCTCGGAGGCGCGAAGCTGCGCGTCCGGAACCAACGCGTTCATCCACAGGATCTTGTGTAGCTCGTTGACGTTGGCCAGCGTCGCGTACTCAAGATCATTGAGAAGCGGGGACGGCACGCCGTAGACGTTGCAAATCCGCCGGAGCGTGACGTTCAGGCCGTTGACGAACTCCGCGTCCTTCGGCGAGACCTGGGATTCCTTGAACTGGGCGTCGAACCGGAGCACGGCCCACCGGTGNGCGCCCTCNTTCCCCTTGAACCGGCGCTCCAGGAAGCGCTCCAGGTCGTCCGCCTGCTGCTGGGAGAAGCTGACCTTGTCCCCGGCGGGGACGACGAAGCCGCCGACCATAAGCCCCTGCCGGAACAGGTTCNGGTTGCTCTCCAGCATGGCCTCCCCGGTTTCCGCCGCGCGCTGTGCGGCGATCAGCGGGGAGAGCGGGGACATCTCGTCCAACGGGTTCGGGTAGCGGAACCAGACCACNTCGTCCGGCGCGAACGGGATAGGCGGGCCGCCGTTGACCGGGTAGTACAGGAAGCCCCGGATGTAGTTCCGCGAGTCCGGCACCGGCACCATGCGGGTGGGCTTGACCCACCAGATTTCCCGGGGCACACCGTCCCGGTCCTTCTCCACGGCCCAGAACGATTGCCCCCACAGCCCCATGGACAACTCGTCCATCCGGGCGAGCCGGAGGGGTGACCAGAACGGGTTGACGTGCGTCAGCGTCTCGTACGCCGGTCCGGCGGTGACCTCCGTGCGGGTGTTGCCCCGGCCCCGGTAGATCCGGAGCTTCAGGCCGGACATCAGCCGGGCACGGAGGCCGACCACGGCCATGAGGTCGTCGGCGGTGGCCGCCCGGTCCACGAACTTCGAGTCTTCCTCGAACGTCCAGGGGAAGGGGTCGTGGCCCCACCCGTAGTTGGACCCGGCCGAGATGTCACGCTGTACGGGGTTGGCGAGTCTTTTCCGGCGCTCGCGGATACGATCCAGAAGCCCCATCAGCGATCACCGCCGGTCGCGAGCCTCTTGCCGGTCTCCCACCCCTCCAGGACGGCCGCCCACAGCCACGAGACAACAAGCCAGACCGCGCGCCACACCCAGAACGCGACGAACCCGGCGATCAGGGGGACGACAGCCACGACGAACAGCGCCACCTGACGCGCCTTCAGCGTCCGGGCTCGCTCATCGATACGGGATGCGGCTTGCGCCCACGCGGACACGACGGTCACGGGCACCTCCGAAGATCTTCGATCAAGAGAGTACCACGTGACACCTAAGCGTCAGACCCACGCGCCGGGGTGGTGGCAGGACGGTGGCAAAACCGGAGCGGGCGGTGGCAGAAATCGCGCCACCGAATCTGCCACCGAAGGGGCCGGATTCTGCCCTGTTTTCGGCCTTAGTGTCCGGTTTCAGTGGCGGTCGGTGGCANGAGTGGCAGAATTGCCCGCTCTCCCCCTCGACTGTATCAATGAAAGATCGTTTTCTGTGTTAAAGATATATGGGGGGTAATAGGGCCGGAACTGCCACTCCTGCCACCGCCTTATGCCGCCGGGCGGCCGAACAACGCACCCTCCAGCTCCCCGTCGTCAAGATCGTCCAGCATGGCTTCCAGCACCCACACACCCATGCACAGGGCCACGCACGCGTCGATCTTCGTCTTCGACTTCGACTTCTTCAGCGTGAACCCGCCGCGCTCCTGGGGCACGGCCACCGCCCCACGGACGTGGAGGCTGAAGTCCGGGTCCCCATTGTGGACGATCTGCCCACCAACGATCTTTTGGAACGCCGCTCCGCACGCCGGGGCCATGCGCTGGGGCGACTGGTCGAACTGGAGCACCGGGACCCCCTCTTCTTCGAGCAACCTCGCAGGAACCTCGAAGTACCTGGGGTCGTAGACCACTGCCTTGAAGCCGCTCCCCCGAGCATGCTCGCGGACGTACCGCCACACGTCGGAGTGCGGGATCACACCACCGTGCTCCTTCGCCTCCCAGATCCGCGCCGTGGCTGCGTACCGGCCGTCCGGGAGCCGTTCCACCCGCACGACGGCTACGGAGTCATGCTTGAGCGCCATGTCCACCGCGAGCACGAACGGGTTGGCCGGGTCGCTCTCCCAGTCCCCGGCGCATGCCGCCCACGCTCCGGGGTGGTCCTGGAGCCACGAGCCTTCCGCCACCTCCACCCAGCGGTTGGCGTAGTACCGGAGCCATTCGTGGTGCGGGATGGTCGGGTCGTTCCAGGCGTTGACCCGGTCGGCCACGTCCCAGATCACGCCCGCGCCGGATGAGGCGGCCCGTACGGCGATCTCCCGGTCGGCCGGGTCGTCGTAATTGAGCCCGTCTGGGGCCTCGTGGATGTCCACGAGCAACCGGGGGTCCAGCGCCGGGTCGTGCTCTACCCGCTTGGCGTGCTTGTAGAGCACCCCCAGCAGCGAGTGGTCCACGTCGAACCCGGCCGTGGAGATGTTGATGATCCTCCCGCACCCGTGCGGCGTGCGCCGCTTCAGAGTGGACTTACCGACCACCGTGTGGACGCGAGCGCGCGACCCCTGCCCAACGTCGCCCCACTCGTGCAACTCGTCGCAGATGAACAGCGACGGCAGGCCGCCTTCGTTGGTCCCGGCGACGGCGGCGATCCGGTGGATGCGGCCCGGCCTCCCGTCCGCGAAGGTCACTTCGGTGTCGAAGACGTTGAAGTAGCCCGCGAGCGGGGCCGGGGAAGTGGACGGGTCGCTACTCCCGAGCATGGTCGCCACGGCGGAAAACAGGATGTCGGCTTGCTCGAACGAGGCGGCGGCGATCGGGATGATCGGGGAGGTGGGGACGATCTCCGGCGGCCCGGCGAACTCCAGGCAGGCGATCGCGGCGATGAACTGGGTCTTGCCGTCGCCGGTCGCGGCCATGCGCAGAGCGCGGTTGTACCGCCACTGATTGCAGTTGGGNCAGTACTCGTACCAACGCCACAAGAACATCTTCTGGTCCGGCCGGAGCCGGAAGGGCTGACCGAAGAAGTCACCGTCCGCGAAGATCAGGTTCCTGTGAATCCAGCGGACGGCGAGCCCGCCGTGAGACGGCCACAGCCCGTCCCCGGACGGCCGCCATCCGCATTTGGTGCACTCATCCCCGCGCGGTGGCGCGGGGGTCTTCGTCTTCGTCTTNGTCTCCGTCCAGTTCGGCACGTCCGCCACTCCCGTTGTCGGTGAACTCCGCGTTCAGGTCCGCGAGGGTCTTCCGTTCGGAGAGCACGGCGATTCCCAGGGCCGCCCGGTTCCTGGGGCCGATCCCAAGCTGTGCTTCGATCCGGCTGATAGCCGTCTCCGTCTGGGTGGCCAGCGCGAAGAACGGGCTCGCCCGCTCCTGACCGGTGGACCCGGCGATCACCGGCTTCTCCATCGCCTTCCGCATGAAGTACGCGTACCGGTCGATCAGCTCCAGCCACCGCAGCAGCAACGACCGGTCGGCCGGGGTGGCGAGCGTGCTCACGGGGTCGTCCCAGTACGCCTCCCAGGCCGTGCGCGCCTCCGGCCCGGCGCTGGACGGTGGGTCGAAGCGCTCCAGCCGGTNCGTCTTGAGTTCCAGCTTCCGGCCGTTGCGCTTGTCCACGGCCGTCCCNGGGGCCTTCTTCGGAGCGTGGCCACCTTTCCGGGGCATGGCTCTAGCGGGCCACAGAATCGACGCTGAGCCACTTTCCACCCCGGATGAAGCCCTGGATACCGCATCCGGGGCAAACGAGGCTCTCCGGCAAGCTCAGGGGCTCCCAGGAGGTCACCTCGTACAGGTGCGCCCCCGACAGCGCCGGGTTCTGCCGGTTCCACGGCCGGTCGAACGGAACACTCATGCTTGCGCCGCACTCGTGCGACCACTCCAGGCCGGTGAACCTGTCGCGTTCGTCGGTCGTCATACTGATGACGACGCCCCCGCCGATCTCGTGAGCCGCCACGGCACACCTCCCAAAAATTTGATCACTGTGGTAC